CCACCACGTTCAGCATCGACAACTTCGATTGCACCAGCCTCACGCAGTACCCCATCGGCTCAAGCGCTGGATCGATGCGTCAAGTCACCACCTGGCAGAACATTTCCCAGGTGACTGATCTGACCTCCAACGGCGGCGCGATGCAGTATGTGAACTACAGCTTCTTGGAGCAGAGCTTTGAGACGCAAATGCCGACGCAGTTTGCACCCCAGTCCCTGACCATGAAAATCGCGGACGACAACACGCTGCCCGGCTATATCGCCATCAAAGCGGCATCCACCGCTCGCGCGCTGACCGCCCTGCGCGCCACGCTGCCATCCGGCTCTTCGCTCTACTACAACGGCTTTTTCGACTTTGACGAAACCCCGTCGATGACCAAGAACCAACTGATGGTGGTGTCGTCTGGCTTCTCGCTGCAGGCGCGTCCAACTCGCTACTAAGCCTTTTCCAAGGTGGCCTGCGGTTTGGGTTGGGGGTTCCCGGCCGCCGCAGGCTTTTTCATGCCCGCTTGGTCGCACCTTGCCGGGTCTTTTTCAAAGTATCGAAAGCAAAAAATGGCAAAGCCAAAGTTCTCGCTCACTCCGAAGCCCTCATTCCAGGCGACGGTGAAAATCCCCGTGCCCGGCGAAGGGGCCGCAGATGTAGTGTTCACCTTCAAGGCCCGCACGCGCGAACAGATGCGCAGCTTCCACGACGAAGTGAAAGATCTTGAAAACGTCGATCTGATTCTGTATGTCGCATCCGCCTGGGATCTGGAAGACCCATTCGACAAGGACAACATCACGCGCCTCACAGAGAACTACTTGGGCGCCACCGCTGCGATCTTCGACAAATACCTGACCGAACTCACCCAGGCCCGCCTGGGAAACTGAGGCGGGCCACTCGGGCGCTGTATGCGCGTGCGCCAAGCGATGCCGAACTGGCGGCACTTGGCCTCACGGCGGATGACTTCGGCGATGACACGGTGGAGGTGTGGGAGGAAAACGAACCCGCCATCACCCTGTTTGGGAGCATCAGCACGCAGTGGCGCTTGGGCGCGGGTGGCCCGGTGGGACTTGACTATGGGGTGATGTTTTACCGCATGGATCGCATGGGCCTTTCTCCTGATGAGCATGAACAGCTTTTCCAGGACATGCGAATAGTGGAGGGCGAGGCGCTTTCTGAAATGAACAACCGGGACGATAAATGACTGACAATCGCAAAATTCAGGCAGAAATAGGCCTTGATGCGACCGGCTTCAAGGATGGCGCCGGTCAGGTGAGTGCGGCCGCCGACGCAATGGCCGCCAAGGTTGGCCAGGCAGGCGACAAGGCTGGCAAGAGCATCGACAACATGGGTGCCAAGGCGACTGATGCCGCCTTCTCCACGGAGCGCGCAAGCCGGTCGATGGAGGCATCTTTGCAGCGCCAGATCGCCGCCCTGACTGCAGGCGCCAAGGGCACCAGCGACTTTTACAAGGTTTTGATCGACCAGCGCGGCCTGGACCAAAGCCGTTTTGCGCCACTGCTGGCGACCCTTGACACGCTCAAGGTCAAGACCGATGGGGCTACGCATGCGACCGAAGCCCACAGCTTCAGCATGGGCTCCAGCCAAGCCAAGGTAGAGGCATTGCGGATCGCCCATGACGCGCTGATAGGCTCATACGCTCGGATGGGTTCATCTTCCCTGGTGCTGGCCAACGCCACAGGGCTATCTGCTGCGGTCTTCACTGCTGCGGCCATTCCCATGTTGGCGCTGGTGGCGGCCGTTGGTGCCGTCGCTTTCGCCTACTACAAAGGCAGCCAAGAAACTGACAACTACCGCAAGGCGCTGATCAACACCGGAAACGCGGCGGGGACCACCGTGGGACAGATGCAGGCTTCCGCGCAGGCCATTGCTGCGACCACACGCATCACGCAAAGCGCGGCGGCAGAGGCGATCACGGCCTTGGCTGCGACCGGAAGCGTCGCCGGTTCTCAGTTGCAGCGCTTCGGCCAAGTCACCGCAGAAGTTGCGCATGCGACTGGCGCGGCTGTTGCCGAAATCGCCAAGAACTTTGCGGACCTCGCCAAAGACCCGGTCGCTGCTTCGGTGAAGCTGAACGACACGCTGCACTACCTGACCCTTTCCACCTACGAACAGATCAGCGCACTGGAGAAGCAGGGCAAGACCGAGCAGGCTGGCATTGCGGCGCAGAAGGCCTATGCCGATGCAATGGAGAATCGCGCAAAGACGATGACCGAAAACCTCGGGTATATCGAAAAGGCATGGGCAGCCATCGCCTCTGAGTCGAAAAAGGCGTGGGACGCCATGATGGGGCTGGGGCGAAAGGCTGACCCCGCAGATGAAATTAAGAAGTCCCTGGAATCTGCGCAAGCTGCATTGGCAGACTCGAAGAAGAATCAAGACTACAGCCCGCAGCTCCAAAAGGCTGAGCAAGCGCGCCTGGGCGTGCTCATTGCTGGCTATAAATCCCAGCTCGACGCGATTGGTGAAGTCAACCACCTAAAGGACGTGTCCGCGCAGAAGGATGCCGCTGACGCAGCCCTGGTGCAGAAGAAAATAGCTTGGGACAAAGAAATGTCTGCGAACGCGACCAACGCGCAAAAGCAGCAAAAGGAAACGCTTTCGTACCAGAACGAGTACGGCGTATTGCTATCCAAAGGCATCATCACTCAGAAGCAGTACCAGCAAGGACTGGACGACATTGCACGCCGCTACCGTGACAACGACGGCATATCCAAGGCCAAGGCTGCGCGCGATAAGGAAATAGCCGACATTGACCGGGCTCTGCAGCAGCAGGTGGATGCCTATTCCAAGGCTAACGGCCTGCTTGACTCGCTCCATGCAGCCGGCGTGATCAGCGACAAGGCATTTCACGACGCCAAGGTGCTGAACATCCAAAGCATTACTGACGCCTCAGTGAAGGCTGCAGACGCGGACGTTGCGATCATGCAGAAAATGAAGCTGACCGGGGCGGACAAGGAAAACAACGACAAGAAGATCATCGAGATTCAGGCCAAGAAGGCCAAGGCCATCCAGGACGGAGCTGCCGCAATCAGTGCAGCCAACCTGGCGGAGGCGGACAGCGTTACCGCACTGGCTGACAAGTACACCAAGGCCAAGGAGGCCATCGACGCCTATTCCGCGTCGGTGAATCGTGGATACGACCGCAACCTGGCCGCCCAGGGCATGACTTCTCGGCAGGCTGCCGACGCTGCCGGCCTGGCCCAGGTTGCCGACACTTATGCCAATCGGGTTGCGACAAAACAAAGCGCCCTCGATGCGGCGCCTGCGGGTGCCACGGAGCGCCGTGCTGAACTGCAGAAGGAACTGGACGCGGAGAAATCCGCTCAAACCGAAGCTCTGGCGAAGTGGGGGGTGTACTTCAATGCCAAGGTGGCAGGTGAGAAGAGCGCCACCAATGGCATGACGAAGGCGCTCGGTGACTACGCGGACAACGCAGGCACCAACGCCGCGAACGTAGCCAACGCATACACCACCGCATTCAAGAGTATGGAAGATGCACTGGTTGCGTTCGCCATGACCGGGAAGCTCAACTTCAAGACCATGACGGATGGCATCATTGCCGACCTGATCCGTATGCAGATTCAAGCCAGCATCACCGGGCCCCTGGCGGCCAGCATGAAGTCGGCAGGCGGAATAGGTGGCCTTGTGTCGTCTTTCTTCGCAGATGGCGGGGTGATGACCTCCAGCGGCGCACAGAACCTGCCCGTGAAAGCGTATGCGGGCGGCGGCGTGGCCAACAGCCCCCAGGTTGCCGTATTTGGCGAGGGCAAGATGAACGAGGCATATGTGCCGCTGCCGGACGGCAGAACCATCCCTGTGACTATGCAGGGAGGCGGAGGCGGCAATGTGACCGTGAATCAGCCCCTGGTGATCAATGCACCCAACGCAGGGCCGCAAACCGTGGCCCAAATTCAATCAATGATGCCCGGACTGATCGCCACCAACGCCAAAGTGGTTGAGGGCGTCATTCGGCAAGCGATGCGCCGAGGCGGCGGGAGGATGGTATGAGCGGCGGAACACTCCCAACGGTGCGGGGCCCGGCATCAGCCACCCTGTCATCGGTCCAGCCCACGCGAATCTCGGTGTCGCACAGCCTGAAGCGCCAGACGCGCACGCAGAACGCGCAGCGGTGGTCGATCAGCTTCGTCTACTCTCCCATGCAGCGCAATTTCTTCATGCAGTTTTACGCGTTCCTCCTGAGCCAGCGCGGCCAGGCCGACACATTCACCTGCACCCTGGCCGGGAACAATGCGCCGCAAGGAAGCTGGGCGAGCGCGAGCGCGCCTGTCGTGAATGGTGCGGCGCAGACCGGGCGCAGCATTTCGCTGCGGGGCTTCTACGTCCTGCACCCGGGTGTGGTGAAGGCGGGCGATCTGCTTGCGTTCGCTGGGCACACCAAGGTCTATATGGCGGTGGCCGACACCAACAGTGACGGATCTGGATACGCGACCGTCAGCATTGAGCCGGCTCTCATGGCAAGCCCTGCAGACGGCGAGGCCGTTACCTACAGCAACGTGCCCTTTCATGTCGCCCTGGTGTCGGACAGCTCCGACATGGCGTTGGCGTCCGGCATGCTTGCGCCGCTGACCATCAATGTGGTGGAGAACTACTAATGGATCGCGGCGCATCGTCCCCGTACATCACCGAGATCAGCAAGAGCACGAACACGCCTTGCTTTTTGTTCGAGACACATTTCGATGCGGGCACCGACTACATCACCGACGCGGCGCTGCCCATCATCTGGAATGGCAATACCTACCTGAGCGCAGCCCGGATTTTGGGGTTTTCTGGCCTGACTGAGACCGCAGACCTGCAGATCCCGAACGTGAGCCTGTCAATCTCCGGAGTCGATCAGGCATACATCAGCATCGCTCTGAACACGCCCTTCATGGACCGGCGCATGGTGATCTACAAGGCATTTCTGGATACCACTATTGCCGTGGTTTCCAGCCCGGTAATGATCTTTGACGGTCGCATGGACACGATGACCATTGCCGACGATCCGAGCGCTGGAACCAGCACCGTGTCCATCTCCGCGACCAATCAGTGGGGCGACTTCCAGCGCAAGCCTGGCCGTCACACCAACAGCCAGGAGCAGCAAGTCTTTTTCCCCGGCGACAAGTTTTTTGATTACGTCAGTCAGCTGAATCTGAACATGAAGTGGGGAAGTAAATAATGGGATTCTTCAGTGACATCGTTAGCGGAATAAACGGAGCAATCCGTGATGTTGGCAACGCCATCGCACCCGGCTCGGGCAATGATTTAGCGACTGCGGTTGATCTCTACGCAGCATGGACTTTGCCGGGAATGGCAGATTTGGCAACGAGGGAGTTGCTTGGATCAACTGCGTTCGGACTGCTTTCTGGGGGCACAATTGCTACTGCGGCATCCATTGCTAGCGCTGCCACATCCATTCTGACACTGGGCGCCCTGGGCGACTCCATGGCCCAGCAAGGCCAAGTCAGCGCCGCCCAAGCGCAGGGCATGCTGATCAACACCAGCAGCAACATCGCAGCGCTGCCGGTGATCTACGGATACCGCAGAGTCGGTGGCACGCGGGTACTGACGCAAGTCTCAGGCGCAAATAATGAGTTTTTGCACATCATCATCGTGTTGTGCGAGGGCGAGATTGATTCGGTCCCGAACATCTACATCGACAATGTGCTCAGCACCGATGCGAAGTTCACCGGCCTGGTCACGACCTACGTCCACACCGGCACCGATGCCCAGGCCGCAGACACCAACTTGATTGCGGACCTGCCTGCGATCTGGGGCAGCGCATACCCCGGCAGTGGCGTGGCCTACATCTATGCCAAGCTGAAGTACGCTTCCACGGCATTCAGCGGCTTCCCGACGATCACGGCCGACGTGCTGGGCATCAAGACCTATGACCCACGCACCGGCGCCACCGCTCTGGGCGACGTGTGCCTGATTGCCGCCATAGGCAACATCACCGATACCACCGGCGCCACCATTTCGACGGGAGTCGTGCAGACCACCACGGCGGTCAGCGGCCAGACTTGGAGCCAGACCTACCCGGCAGGCTACCCGGTGCAAACCGGCGTGCCCAACCCCGGATCGCTGGCAGCCAATCAAACATGGCTCCAGGTGCGCGCGAACCCCGCGCTGTGCATCCGCGACTACCTGACGAACACGCGCTATGGCCGCGGCATCAGCGCATCGCTCATCGATGACGCCAGCATCATTGCGGCCGCGAATTACTGCGATGCGATGGTGACCATTCCGACCGGCGCCCAGGCGCGCTACACCTGCAACGGCGTGGTCAATGTCGACAGCACGGCCTTCGACAATATCAAGTTGCTGCTGGCCTCCTGCCGGGCCATGCTGGTGTATTCCGCCGGCAAGTACAAGCTGATCTGCGACGCCGCGCAAAGCTCCACCTTTTCTTTCAACGAGGACAACATCACCGGCGCCTGGTCGATTGCGACTGCTGGCCGTACCACGCGCCTGAACCGCGTCACGGCGCAGTTTTACGACCCGGCCAGCAACTGGCAGCCAAACTACGCAATCAGCGAAAGCACGGCCTACCGGTCAGCGCAGGACAACGGCCTGGTGCTTGAGGCCCAGGTGTCGCTGGCATTCACCTGCAACCTCTACACCGCGCAGCAGCTCGCAGGCCTGCAGCTCAAGCAAAGCCGCTTCGGCCTGGTGGTGAGCTTCAAGGCGTTTCAGGTGGGCCTACGCTGCGAGGTGGGCGACGTGGTGGACATTACCCACAGCACGCCCGGCTGGTCTGGAAAGCTGTTCCGCATCACCCAGATCACCATTCTGGACACGGAAGAGGTGGAGATTGTCGCCAGCGAGTACGACGCCACGGTCTACGCCCTGGACACGCTCACGGCGGTCACTGCAACGCCCACGCTGAGCCTGCCCAGCCCGTTCAACGTCGGCAGCCCCACGGCGCTGTCGGTGACCTCCGAGAACATCACCCAGCCCGACGGCACCATCATCCCGCGTATGGTGGCAAGCTGGACTGCTGCCGCCGATGCATTTGTCACCGGCTATGAGATCGCATGGTCTGAAAACGGCGGGCCATGGGACACCACGATTTCGACGGGCACGCGCTGGGTCATTCCCGCATCCGTCACCGGCCGGTCATACGATGTGCGCATTCGCTCGGTCAATGCGCTGAACAAGCAAAGCGCCTGGGTGACCGTCACCGGCACCGTGTCCGCTGCGCCCACAGTCGCCCCGGCCGCGCCCGCGCTGACGGCAACCGGCGGCGTGTTCACTGTTCGCCTGACCTGGACGTTTGGCGACTCGCGCACCGACATTCGAGGCGTTGAAGTCTGGTATGCGGCCACCAATGACCGCGGCACCGCCTCGCGTCTGTCGCTGGAAGCCTACCCGCGCCAGGAGTACACGCATGTGGGCCTGTCAGCAGGCGGCGGTGGCTATTACTGGGCGCGCGCGGTGGACACCTTCGGCAACATCTCCGCCTGGTATCCGCTGAGCTCTACGGGCGGCCTGTACGCCGTGGCCAGCAGCGACCCGTCAGCCCTCCTGACCCAGCTCAACAACAGCTTGGGCCTTGGCCAGATGGTCACGTCCCTCGCAACGCCGATCAGCAATATCTCGTACGAGTCGGCCATGTCTGCGGCCAACGCCGTGAACGCATCGAATTCGGCACTGCAGTCGGCGATAGACACATTCACCGGCCAGCAGTCGCAACTGGCGCTGACGAACAACGTGGCGACCATCACCACAAACCTGATCACCCTGGCCACCGCGCAAGGGGCATCTGCATCGTCCATCACTGACCTGTATGCCAACGGGCCAACAGGCTACGCCTCGGTGAAGATGACGATGACGGCGAATTCCAATGCCATAACCGGGATTCAGTCTCAGTACAC